CTAGGCATATTATAGCGTACCTATGTTATCAGAGATACGAGTACTACTCTATCTTCGGTAAAGAACTTACTAACGTAATTAATAGAGATAGGACTACTTTTATACACGGTAATAAGATTGTAAGAGACGGGTTAATATACGATAAGCCTTTAAGGACTGCGGTAAACGATATAACTAATAACCTTAAAAGAGAAATGAGTTAAAAAGTATTAGTTTATTAACTAAATAGTATTTATATTTGAGAAACGAATAAAACAAACGAATAATGAAAGTACAAGATTTAAGAAACGAACTAAGTAACGGAGTAACAGACTTCGCATTTATTAAGAAAGACGGAAGCGTAAGAGTGAGCAGAGGAACTACTAACCTAGCGTTCGTACCAGTAGAAAAGCACCCTAAAGGAGGTAAAGCATCTGAAAAAGTATTAGCTTACTTCGATTTAGAAAAAGATAACTGGAGATGTCTATCGGTTAACACGGAATTTATAACAGCTTAATAACTACGGGAGGGTAAAACCTCCCTTTTAAAACGAATAACTATGAACGAGTGGAGTATTTTAATAGCTTTATTCAGAGCTACCACCCAACAGAAAGGATTTCTACAAGGAGAAACTAAACAACACGCTAAACTACTCTTTAACAGATGGGAGCGCGAAGGAGATAAGTTAGTAAACCTTATAGAATCTATGTCTAACGAAGATGAGTTAGAACGAATAACGGAAGTAATAGAAGAAGCAGTACACAAACTAAGAACAAATAAATAAACTATAAAATAATAAACTATGAAAAATCAAGAATTAAGAAGAGGAGAGTTTAACAGTTATTTTCCAATCGAACAATTAAAACCAGCTAAAGTGAATAGAGATTTAGTCACTAAACACGCTGAGAACTTTAAAAGTAAATTAAGTAGCAATGATTGGTTAGTACCAGTCGTAATATCTAGCGGATATGACGTTATAGAAGGTCATCACAGAATTGAAGCAGCTAAATTGTTAGGTCAGAAAACAGTACCAGTATATATTGTTGATTGGATTAACACAAATAAAGAAGAAAATCATTTAGATTGTATTATAAGCCTTAACAATGGTAACAAAGCTTGGAATAAACTAGACTACTTAAAAGCTTTTTCTACTAATAACAAGGATTACAAAAAAGTATATGACGCTTTTAAATCTAACTCTAATAACATCTCTGTAGGTAACGTAGTAAATGCTTACTTTGGGTATGAAAAACATATAGATTTTAAAAATGGTAAGTCTAAAATAAAAAACGAGAAATTCGCTAAGTATTTAGTTAATAACTTCTCTAGATTAACTACTAAATATGGTAGAAAAAAGATTGCCGCTTATTGTGTTAGGGAAATGATTAGTGTAGCTTATGTTAAAGCTAAAATGAATGTAGAGGAGATGGATTATCTGTTTAAGTGTTATGAGCAAATGGCTAAGAAAAATCATATGGCAATCGGTTCAATAACAGACTTTAGACCTTTAATGGAGATTTATCTAAGCGATTATAGAAAGAAAAAAGAATTAAGTATTTAATATGAGTCATAGATTTAATTACGAATGGACTTTAAAGGATGCAAACTTTACTAAAGATAAAGGTACTGTATTTAGTTGTTTTGCTTGTGGTGGAGGTTCTACAATGGGTTATAAATTAGCTGGTTTTAATGTATTAGGATGTAATGAAATTGACACTAAGATGATTGAAGTATACAGAACAAACCACAATCCAAAATACAGTTACTTAGAACCAATACAAACATTTAAGGAACGTAAAGACTTGCCAAAAGAACTTTATAACCTTGATATTCTAGACGGTTCTCCTCCTTGCTCATCCTTTAGTATGGCGGGAAATAGAGAAAAAGATTGGGGAAAAGATAAGAAATTCAGAGAAGGACAAGCAAAACAAACCTTAGATACTTTATTCTTTGATTTCATAGAACTTGCAAAAGAATTACAGCCAAAAGTAGTAGTAGCTGAAAATGTAAAAGGATTACTTTTAGGTAACGCGAAAAAGTATGTAAGAAAGATTTACGAAGAGTTTGACAAAGCAGGGTATTACTGCCAACATTGGCTACTAAACGCTTCAAAAATGGGAGTGCCTCAAAGACGTGAAAGAGTGTTTTTTGTTTGTTTACGCAAAGACTTAGCTAATCCTTTTTTATATGAAAAAGATATGTTTACACAAGTACCAAAACTTGAATTGAATTTTAATGAAAATGTTATAAAATGGGGTTGTATAATTGATGAAGAAGATAATAAAGAAACATTGAGTAAACTTGATGGAGAACTATGGGAAAATAGGAAAAAGGGCGATATTGATTTGAGTGATATATCGCTTAGAGAAAGGAATATATTATCAAGGTTCAACGCTAAATTCTTGTATAAAGAAAAACCAGCAAATACTATAACTGGAGGAGAGCAATGTGTTTTATTTGATAAAAAAAGAAATAGGAATAAAACAGAGTTATTAAAGTGTGGGACATATCCAATGGATTATGATTTTGGAAAACTAAAACCAGAGTATTTAATAGGTATGAGCGTTCCTCCAGTAATGACTGCACAAATAGCAACAGAGATTTATAAACAATGGATAAGTAAATTATGAAAGAAAGATTTATAAAATTATTAGACTCGGTAGGTTATCCCTACCGGTCTATTAACTCAGTAGACAAGAAAGAGTTAGTAGAGATTCATAGAGCGATATTCAATAAAACTAGCTCTTACTATAATAGTAGAACTTGTAGCTCGTGCTACGTATCTATGCTTAATGATTTAGTTATTAAGTACGGATTACCTAAAAGAGTAGAAGTTGCAAATAATTACGAGGAGCGAATGGCTATTTGTAGAGACTGTACCGCTACTAAAGGACAAGAAGGTAATAGTATTTTAATTTGTGGTAAACTAGGTAGACCTACTAAAGGACGTTTTAGTACTTGTGGGTGTTTGCTTCAGGTAAAAAACCGCTTTAAAAGTCAAAAATGTCCTAGAGGTAAGTTTTAATGTAAACGAAAATATTTACATTGAGTTAAAAAAGTAAACGTATTAATTAATAATAATGGGAGTAAAAAAAGATAGTATAGTAAGAACTATAGAACTAGAAGGAGGTTTTACGGAACACCCTAACGATAGAGGTAATTATACACCTTCCGGAGAATTGAAAGGTACTAAATACGGAGTTAGTGCTAGGTCTTATCCTGACTTAGATATTAAAAACTTAACCTATCAAGACGCTTATAAGATTTATGAGCGAGACTACTGGAATAAGGTAGTAAAAGTAGAATACCCTAGAGAATTAAAACCTATGCTTTTCGATATGGCAGTTAATCACGGTATAAACGGAGCTATAAAAATTCTACAGAGGGCGGCAAAAGTTAATCCAGACGGTGTGGTAGGTCCAGTAACCTTAAGAGCTGTTAAGGACGTAAAACTATTAGACCTATCTTTAGAAAGGGTTAAGAGGTTTGTTTTAATTACTGAGAAACGACCTAAAAACTTAGTATTTTTAAAGGGGTGGATTAATAGAGTTAAAGAAATGGTAGAGTTTACCGAAAAGATTATTAAAGTATGAAAAGTGATAATAATAAAAGAAAAATAGCGGACGCAAGAGAGTCCGAAAAGAGAGTAAATAAGGCTATAGAGATGTTGTTATGCGATAACACTAGTAGAGCTGAGTGGGTAATTTACTGTAAAGACGTTTATAATATAGAATCTAGACAGTCGGACATTTATTGGAGGAAAGCTAAAGACGCTATAGAAGATAAGTACTCTAAGGATAGGGAGTCTATCTTTGAAAGTCACCACGCTAGACTATTCGAGCTTTATAAGAAAGCTATTAAAGACGATGAAAAAGAAGTAGCTAGAAAGATTCTTGCGGATATGGCTAAGTTAACCGGGGTAAATGAACCAGATAGAAAAGACGTAACTAGCGAAGGAGAAAGAATACAAATTAATATAGGAATCGAGGATTCAGACGAAGATGAGGAATAAAATACTAGAAGAAAACAGACGAAAAAGAAAAGAACTTAGAACTAAGCGTGAGTTAATGCCTTTCGCTATTAGGTATACTAAGTCTTGTAGGTATATGTACGGTAAATTTAGATTAAGTAGAACGAGTGGTGAAGAGTGATATTAAACTAACTAAGAAACAGTCTAGAGCCTTTAAATATCTTAATGATAAAGAGACTATAGAGGTTTTATACGGAGGAAGTGCTGGAGGAGGTAAGTCCTTCTTTGGTGTTCTATGGATTATACATAATTGTATAAAATATCCCGGTACTCGTTGGCTTATGGGACGTTCTAAGTTAGACGCTCTTAAAAAGACTACTCTTAACTCGTTCTTTGATGTCACGGGTATGCTAGGTATAGATTCGGAATACAATTACAATGCTAACGAGAAAACAATAACTTTTAAGAATAAGTCTCAGATAATATTAAAGG